GTACCTATTTCTGGAGAGACGGAACCCGTTATAATCAACTTATAACGTATTTATAATAAAAAGAAATCATGGCAACAAAGTACAGAGTATACAAGCAGTTACTACCAGCCGGATACGATGCAAACGACCCAAACTGGGCTAAGAGGCAGATCTGGGTACAGAAGCTTAACGGTGATGATACCGTTGATGAGTACGATACTGAGGCTGAAGCTGATGCTAAGAAAGCTGAATTAGAGACTGCTGACCCTACTGACAGAGTATATGAGGTAAGAGAGGTTGAGGTAGTTGAATAAATTAAAATAAACGAGTTATGGCTCTTCATCACAATCCTAGAATAGTAACAGACGGATTAAAGTTAGCTTTAGACGCAGCAGATACTAATTCATATCCCGGTACAGGTACTACCTGGTACGATTTGACTGAAAACGGATATCAAGCTACGATGTCTAATATGACAGCAGCAAACTGGGTAACGTACAACGGAGTAAAGGCTTTTGAAACCAACGACACCAGTAACCAAGGATTTAGAATATCTAGCTTTGCACCTCCCCAGACCGGTAGAACGTATGAGATCTGGTTAAACTCTAAAAGTTTTGATATAGGATGGCAGACATGGATTGACGATGGAGGAGAAAGAGTCCTATTCGGAACTTCGACAAATTCAATATACGTATATCCATCTCTAAACTTTACCGGTAACCTGGTAGCAGGAGAATGGTACCAGTTAGCCTACACTATGGCCGGCGGTAACGGCTCAAACGTAGTCGGTTACAAAAACGGAGCTTCTGTAGGATCAGGAACATACGGCTACACATTAACAACATCAAGTACTCTATATATTTTAGGTGATGCAGGCAGTGAGATCACTTCATGTTATTGTTCTATTGTTAGAATCTACGATAGGGTACTGACTGCAGATGAAATTGCTCAAAACTATCAAGCTGCTAAAACACGATTTGGATTATGAGAACAGTAGTACATGAAACAGATAAGGATGGAAACGAATGCTGGACAGTATACTTAGACGACTTTCAGCTAGGTATCTACTATACTGAAGAAGAAGCTCAAGCTAATATCAATAACGTACAGTTAGTATAATCGGTAATGTCATCATCTGGAGGACCAAATACAAAAGGAGAAGAAAATCTAGTCTTTGGCTATGATTTAGGAGATGTAATTAACTCCTATAAAGGAGAGCCTACTGAGAATCTAATATCATCAGAAGGTCTTGACTTTTCTGTTATGAGTACTTACGGGAACTTGGGAAGATCTCAAGTAGCAGATTCCAAATCTCCTTCAGGATATGCCTGTGAGATGGAAGTACAGAACGCAGCTGAGATAAATAACTCTTCTAGAATAAGATTCGGTACCGACGGAGCAATCCCTACATCAGGCGATGTGTTTATTACAGTATACGCAAAATTCGAAGGAGGATATGGTTCAAGTATTATTCCAAGAGTATTCGCAGGGTATGCCTGGTACAGCATGGCTCCTTTAGATGGAGGCTCCCAGTACTTGACTCACAAATATAGAAGATTTGGAGTATATGCAAGAGTTGGGACCAGCTCTGGAGGACCTAACCCAGGTTTTTCGATGACTCAGAGTAATTCAAACGTACAAACAGGACAAAAGACAAGATGGCATTCCCCTCAAGTGGAATTAAAAGCTCACGCCACTCCTTTCGTAGGCGGTACTAGATCAGCTACTACTGGGTTAAGAGACCTCACAGGCAATTCAACAATCGATATAACAAACGCATCATTTGACAGTGATGCACAAATGACTTTCGACGGCACAAGTGATTATGCTAGCGTTGGGTATAGTACAGCAATAAACACTCCCAATGGAGCTACATATGAAATTATGCTTTACCCTGAAAGTGGTGGAGAGTTTTTAAGCAGAGGTAAATCAGATTCAGGAACCGATCCTGATAACCCGAGATTTTATGTCGATGGTTCCGGGTACTTGTATTTCGACTGGAGCACAACAGGAGCAGATACTTACGTAGTTACTCCTGGGAGTACTGCTACTTTTAATCAATGGCAACATGTCGTAGGAGTTGCACAACCAGGAGATCAATTAAGAATTTACGTCAACGGTGTAGAAGCGAGTTACAACAGTGTTGCTAGTACCGTACCAGCTACTGTACCAAACACAGAAGATCCTCTCATTATAGGAGGAGTAAGCTGGATACCGAGGTACTTTGACGGTAAGATAGGAATGGTAAAACTCTACAACAGAGCACTCACAGCCTCAGAAATCAGATCAAACTTTAACGCTATTAAAAGTAGATTTAACATATAATATTATGAGCAGATTTCCAAACAGAAGATGGTTGGTTATACCAGTAACAGAAGTTGAGAACGTAGATTTTAGTCAAGTACTAGAATCTTCAGCAGATTCTCTAAGATACTCTATAGACGGAACTCAAACATTTGTAAAATACGAAATTTCTGTACTAGAAGAATCGTACACACATACTAACATAGACCCAGAAACAGAAGAAGAAACTACTCTTACAGTAGAAGCAGGAGTATATGGAAGACCGTCTATTTATAATGAAGATTATACCGAATACGATCACGCTGGTATCTTAGAACTTCTGGCTACAGAAGCTTGGACAGCACCTTTAGACGAAGAATAAGTTGCCTCGGAATCGTTTTTAGTATATATTTATATATGATTAATCATTAATAGTTTTAAAATTTGTTTTCATGGAAAACCAAAAATTGACACAAGAGGAGTTGCAACAGATTCAAGACTTGCAACAGAAGAACAACGCTTTAGTTTCTGAACTAGGGCAAATCGAATTGGCTAAGATGAGTGTTGACGCTCGTAGAGCTAACGCTGAAGCATTCTTAGCAGAGTTACGCAAAGCTGAAGAGGACTTCGGTAAAGAGCTTTCTGAGAAGTACGGTAACGGTACCATCGATCTAGCATCAGGTGAGTTCGTACCAGCTCCAGAAGCTGAAGAAGCTCCTGCAGAAGAAGCAGCTGAGTAATCAGATTCGATTAACAAAATAGATTGAGAGGGTTTAGGCCCTCTTTTTCTATTTATAAGTAAATCCAATTTACTATTTTATGGCTAAGTCATTATTCGAACCTAAGAAGATAACTAGGTACGCCAACAACCAAGAGCTTATTGAAGGAGGTCTAGCAGGAGCTCCTACACCTCGTATCAGTACAGGTACAAGCAATTTCACAGGAGGCTCAGTAGACGCTAGCATTACTCCAGCACCGGTACAGTTACCAGGAGAGACTAGAGCATTTGTATTTGACGGCTCTACAGAGCTTGTTGCCGATTACCCAGATACAGGTAATTCTAGATACGGAACAACTAAGTTAACATTCACACCAGGATGGGGGCAAACTGAAACAGGTTCTTTTGCACTATATGCAATCGGAACATCAGGTTCAAATGATTATAGAGTAGAGGTTTCAATCGTAAGATCTTCAGGCAGTGACGGATACTTAGATCAACTCTCATATAAAGTAATCTCAGGATCAGCTGAACGAGAAACTCTCGCTACATTAGCTTCTTCGCCAAATACATATGCAGGAGCTATCCAGTATTCTTTCTTACAGATTCATCATTCAAAGCAAAATCCTGGAATACTATCACAAGGGACAACTCGTCTTAACGAAAGAACACGTTCCGGTAGCGGAGTGAAAATTATTTCTAACTTTACCGAATCTCTACACCAGGTATCTATCGGAGGATTAAACAGCGGATCAGAACACTACTTCAGCGGATCAATTAATCAGTTTGCACACTACCAAAGTAGAAACTTAGTACAACCTCGATTAAGCGCACAAGATTTCACAGGTACAGACTTCTTAAAAATGTATTACAGATTTGAAGGAACAGTTTCTGCTTCACTAGGGAACGACTTAACAGCAGTAGGAACCCAAACGTTTGTAAGTTCTTCACTTTAGTTTTAGCAATAAACGAACCTATTTATATAAAGAACTCAATATAATACCATATAACAATGGCTGAAAGAATTGTATCACCAGGTGTTTTCACCAGAGAGCAAGACACCTCATTTTTAACACCCGCTCCTGCTGAAGTATCAACAGCGGTGGTAGGTCCTGCAGTTAAAGGTCCAATCGATATTCCTCAAGTAGTACGCTCTTACGGCGAGTATGTTGCTGTATACGGAGATAGATTTAAATCAGGATCAGCATACTACCAGCACCTAACCGCAGTAACTGCAGAGAAGTACTTCGAGCAAGGAGGAGATTCGTTACTAGTAACCAGAGTAGCACCATCAGGATATAGCGAAGCAACAGCAACTGTTGTATCTGCTTCTGAAAACTTATTCACCTTACAGACTATCGGCGAAGGTGAATTACTTAATAACTCAGGATCTATATTAACAGATCAGGCGTTAGGAACAGGATCAGCTGATAACGTGAGATGGGAAGTAACAGGTATTAATTCAACAAATGGTACTTTTGATTTAGTTATTCGTAGAGGTGATGACAATATCAAAAATAAGATCATCTTAGAAACATATAACAACCTATCATTAGATCCAAACTCAGACAATTACATTGTTAAGAGAATTGGAGACGTATCTTATAGAGTTGTTGGTAGCGATATCGTCGAAGACGGTGATTACCCAAATCAATCTTCATACGTTAGAGTATCTAGTGTAAATACTAAGCAAGTAGATTACTTAGATAACTCAGGTACAGCTAAAACAAGCTACAAAGCAGTATGGGACGGCTTAGCTACGATACTAGCAAACGGATATTCAGGTAGTGCCGCAGGAACTTTCTCAGGAGGAGCTGGATCACTTGACTCAGCCGGAGCAAACTGGTTCGAGAATATTGATGCAAGCAATACCCAGGGATTAGGAGTTACTGCAGGAGCAGTAGATGAGTACGATAACGCAGCATCCATACTAGGTAACAAAGAAGCATTTAACTTCAATGTACTATTAACACCGGGTCTATACCAAGAGCATCACGCAACTACAGTAGGTAAGTTTATTGATTTAGCTCAAGATAGAGGAGACGCAATCTACATCACTGACTTAACTTCTTACGGATCTACAGTTACTACAGCTAAAACTGAAGCAGGAGAGCTAAACAGTTCTTTCGCCGCAGCTTACTGGCCATGGATTAAGCTTCAAGCTCAAGGAATTGGACGTCAAGTATGGGTACCAGCTTCTGTAGCAATGGGAGGCGTATTAGCGTTCAACGATGCAGTTTCTGCTGAGTGGTTTGCACCTGCAGGTCTTATCAGAGGAGGTATTCCTGGAGTAATCAGAGCAGAAAAGAAACTTTCTAGAACAGACAGAGACACTCTCTACCAAAATAAAGTTAACCCATTAGCAACCTTCCCAGGTTCTGGTGTTGTAGCTTACGGTCAGAAAACATTACAAACTAAAGCTTCTGCTTTAGATAGAGTAAACGTTAGAAGATTGTTAATCACGTTGAAGAGGTTCATCGGTGCTCAAGCTAACAACTTGGTATTCGAACAAAATACAATCGCTACAAGAAACAGATTCTTAAGCATTGTTAACCCTTACTTAGAGAATGTAATTCAGAGACAAGGTCTTTACGCATTCAGAGTAGTAATGGATGATACAAATAACACTGCCGATGTAATCGACAGAAACCAATTAGTAGGTCAGATCTTTATTCAACCAACTAAGACTGCTGAATTCATCGTATTAGACTTCGTTATTGAACCAACGGGTGCTGCATTCGGTGCATAAATTTAGAGAGAACTATTTATAATAAAGTAAAATAAATACACGATGCCTACATTAGATCCAAATGAAATCATGTTCACTGCCTTTGAACCAAAGGTACAGAACAGGTTTATCATGTACATCGATGGAATTCCATCATACTTGGTTAAGGGTGTTACTTCACCTCAATTTACCGACAATGTGATTAAATTAGATCACATTAACACTTACAGAAAGTTACGCGGTAAGAGAGAGTGGCAGAACATGACTCTTAACTTATACGATCCAATCACACCTTCTGGTGCTCAAGCAGTAATGGAATGGGCTAGATTGGGTTACGAATCAGTAACTGGTAGAGCTGGTTATGCTGATTTCTATAAGAAAGACGTAACTCTTAACGCATTAGGACCTGTTGGTGATATCGTTGGAGAGTGGATCATTAAAGGAGCATTCGTACAAAATTCTAATTTCGGTCAATACAACTGGTCTTCAGATGAAGCTGTACAAGTTGACTTAACCCTCGCAATGGACTATTGCGTATTAAATTTCTAATTAAGTTATGGATACTTTTGATTTAAGAAAATTTTTAGCAGAAAGCAAGCAGCCAATCCAAGAAATGGAGGCACCAATGGAAGGAGATTATTCCGAAGGTAACCACATGGAAGGAGACGCAATGGAAGAATTAGTTGCAGAGTATGTAACTGAAGCTTTAAAAGGAAAAGACATTAAAGAGGTAACTGGCATCATCGAAAGAACTTGTAACAAAGCAATGTACGAGATGAAGATGGAAGTTATCGCTGAGGTAGCTGAAGCATACAGCGGTAGAATCAACGAACTTGAAGAGAACGCAGTCTTCAAAGAGATGTTAGATGAAACTAAGATGGTAGCTATCAAAGAGATACACAAGGGTCTTCATGAAATGGCAATGGCTGTAAAAGAAGAATACAAGAAAGCTTACATGCCAGAAGAAGAAGCTGTAGAAGAAAAGAAAGCTCCTAAGAAAGAAAAAGAAGAAAAGAAGGAAGATAAGGAAGAGAAAGAAGAAAAATAAACCTCGCCCTGTCAAGCAGATAAAGCCCGGACCTTAGTTGGTTCGGGTTTTTTTATTTCTTATATTTATGATTAAACGTTTTAACTAATTAGTTTATATGGAGTTTAGCTTACCAACAGAGACTATTGAATTACCATCAAAAGGCCTCTTATACCCAGAAGGACATCCATTAGCATCAGGTACCGTAGAGATGAAGTACATGACTGCTAAGGAAGAAGATATCCTCACCAACCAGAATTATATTAAGAACGGTACAGTAATTGATAAGTTACTTAAGTCGTTGTTAGTAACTGAGTTTGATTACAATGATCTGCTTATCGGAGATAAGAATGCAGTTATGATTGCAGCACGAATCTTATCTTACGGAAAAGATTACCCGGTACAGTTTAACGGAGAGCAAGTTAATGTGGATCTTTCTTTACTGGAACCAAAACCTCATCAGGTAAATTACCAGAGAGGAGCTAATGAGTTTAGTATTAAGCTGCCACGAGCCGGTTCAGAAGTAACTTTTAAGATCCTTACTCATGGAGATGAGTTATCTATTGATAATGAGGTAAAAGGTCTACAGAAAATTAATAAAAACAACATTGCTGAAGTAACTACTCGACTAAAGCATATGATAGTAGCGATCGACGGAACTAGGGAGAGAGCTGATATTAGAAAGTTTGTAGACGGTTACTTACTAGCTCAAGATGCTAGAGCAATCAGAGAAGAGTACACCAGAGTATCTCCAGATATCGACTTAACATTTACATACACTTACGAAGATGGTAGCGAAGAGGAGGTCGCTCTCCCAATCGGGTTAAACTTTTTTTGGCCTGACGCCTGAGTATAGACAAGTTGTATTCCAGCAAATACATGAGGTTGTGTTCCACGGTAAGGGAGGATACGACTGGATTACAGTTTACAATATGCCGATATGGTTGAGAAGGTATACAGCGTCTTCTATAAAAGACTTCTACGATAAACAAAGAGAAGCCGAAGAAACAGCACAGCAAAAAGCTAGAGGTATAGAGAACGCTACACCTCAAAATACTCAAATAGCGAGACCGAATATAAAAGCTCCTACTTACAGTACGAAGGCCTCTACAAAATAGAGGTCTTCCTATTTATAATATATTGTATATACTATGGCTGACGATCAAAACAGAATACCTTTTGGGGGAAAAGATCCTAAGGATTTAGCAAGAGAATTTGCTGACACCGGGAACTCCTTGCAGAGTATGGCCGACCAGATAAAAGGTCTCGCTCAGCAAACCGAGGGTATCAGCACATCTGTAAATACAAACTTAAGAGGAGCAGCACGCGCTTATAAAGATATTTCTTCTGAATTAAATAAATCTGTAGAGAGCGAAAGAGATTACGAAAAGATTCTTAAAAGAAATAAAGAGATCAAGCAGAAAATGTTAGATCTTGAAATTGATAGAGAGATTATCTTACGTAGAGTAGCCACCGCAACAGATGACGAACTAGCAGCTTATAGGAAAGTCCTCAGGTCTATATACGATGGTATAGAGGGAATGAAAGAAATGTCCGGTGTTACCGGAGAGGTAGCAGATAAAGCTAAAGAGATAGCATCCGCCGGAGAAAGGTTTAGTAAGTTAGCAGAAGCAATCGGCAACTTACCTATAATAGGTAAAGCTTTAGCAGGTCCATTAAAAGAAGCTGCAGCCGCTGCTGAAAAAGCAGCAGAAGATGGAGCAACTCCATTTGAAGCTAGGATGAAAGGAGCTCTTGTAGCTGCCTCTGGATTAAGTGCAAAATTAGGACCTGCAGCATTATTAGGAATCTTACTCAAGACTTCGAAAGAAACTAAAGATCTAAGCACAAACCTAGGTATAAGTCTAGATTCAGCTGTAGGGTTACAGAAAAGTTTTGCAACATATGCATCTCAATCTCGAGATGCTAGAATAACATCTACAGCATTAGCTGATGCACAAAATAAGTTACAGCAAGAACTTAAATTAGGAGTAGTATTTAGTGGAGAGACTCTTGAAAACTTTGTTAAGTTAACAGAGTATATGGGGGTATCTGCGCAAGCTGCAGCTAAGTTAACAATGTTATCAGAGAGTTTATCTATGAACTCTTCGGAATTTCAAAATAACTTAGCAGAATCCGTAGTACAGTCAAGCGCAGCTCTAGGAATTAACTTACCTTTAAGTGAAGCATTTGAGACTATCGGGAAAGCTTCAACTAATACACTAATCAACTTACGAAGAAATCCTGAAGAATTAGGTAAAGCAGTAGCCGAAGCTAAGAGATTAGGTATAGAGTTTAATCAGCTAGAGCAAGTAAGCTCTAGTATGCTTAACTTTGAATCTTCTATTGCTAATGAATTAGAAGCAGAACTACTTACAGGACGCCAGTTAAATTTAGAGCAAGCTAGATTAGCAGCTCTAAGAGGAGATACATTACAGCTAACAAAGGAAATAGCTAGTCAAGTAGGTACTATTGCTGATTTTGAAAATATGAATGTTATTGCTAGAGAATCTTTAGCACAAGCATTCGGTATGAATAAGGATCAGTTAGCAGAGATATTATTAAGGCAAGAAGCTTTAACTGCTAACGAACAAGCTTCTAGAGATTTAAGCTACGAGCAGTTACAGCTCGCTAAAGAAAGAGCAGGAGCAACTGGAGATTTAGGAGCAGCATTATTAGAAGTACAGCAAGAAGCAGACTTAGCTAAGAACTTCGAAAATTCAGCTAAGAAATTACAAGATGCATTTAAACAAATAGCATTACAGGTTACTCCGATGGTTACTAAGTTAGCAGATTTAGTAGCGAAATTTGCAGCATCTCCTCTAGGTAAACTATCAGCAGCAGCAGTATTAGCAGGTGTTACTGCATCTACTATTGCAATGGCAGTTAAAGGGTTTAGGGGTATTAGTCCTGCTATGCCTCTATACACTAGAGATGCTATGGCAGGTGGCGGAATGGTGCAAGCTAAATCAGGAGCATTTTATCCCGCTAACTCTCCTCAAGGTAAGATGATTCGTACTAAAGGAGGAACAGTTCCGTTAAAGAACGCTAAAGCAGGACGCTTTAGAGGTACAGCAGGTAATATGGCTTTAGGAGCAGGAATTGGTATTGCTGGAAGTATGATCGGAGGAGCAATTAAAGATTCTGCTGAAACAGAAGCAATGGCTGCTGTAGGAGGAGGATTAGCGATGGCTGGACAGGGTGCAATGATCGGATCAATCTTCGGACCTGTAGGTATGGGAGTTGGAGCAGCAATCGGAGGGATCACCGGCGCTATTACAGGTTACATGGAAAAATCTCAAAAGATGCAAGAAGAAGCTCAAAAGAAAAGAGATGAAGAATTCCAGCAAGCAATGAAAGACCTTTCAATGCAAGAAGCTAAAGTATTTATGGATAGTAACGCAGTAGGAACCAGTCTTGTATTAGGACATAATTACCAAGTACAGTAATGCCGATTATTAGAGATTTTAATAAAGACTTAGTTCCAATGGACAATCCTATCGAAGCTCGTAAGAATGACCTTATAAGGGTAGCAGAGCTATTAGGTTCAGGAAAAGGTCTTGCCTTTGCCGGCAAACAAGCTCTACTTAGAGCTTCTATACCAGCAACTAAACTTGCTAAACCTGACCTAACACCTGAAGAGAGGTTTCAAGCAGGTAAAGAAGCGTTAGCAGGAGCAGCAACCGCAGCAGCTCATATTGCAACTATGTTAGCACAGGTGCCGGTAAATGGAACCGGTACTCACTTTCTCTATAACGAACTAGCTAGACTAGTAGCAGAACCTGGGCAGTTGTATTATGCAGGTACTGGTAATGCAGCAAATCAAGCTCTGTATAGCGGTAGGATTAACATCTCTGTTAATTCTAAAAAAATGAAGGGTACGCAGTCTTGGGACGATAGAGGCTTCGGAGACTCAGGAAGAGCAGATTTCATCGGCGCTAACGGTATATTAGGAGATCCTGATACAGATGCTTTTACCCAAGAGTTGCTCAAGTCTGACACACTACCTACAGTATTCTCAGTAGTTGGAGAACCTAACTCAACCTTAGTTTTTAGAGGATTTGTACAGGGATTTACAGATAGCTTTAGCTCTAATTGGAATAATTACAATTATGTAGGACGAGGCGAAACCCTTTACACGTATTCAAATACGAATAGAACCGTAGGGTATACTCTACAGGTGCCAATGTTCTCAGATCGCGAACAGACTTCTACGTACAAGAAAGCAAATACCTTAATATCGTACGCTTACCCTAAATACAGTGATACAAATCTTGCTCAAGGTACATTACTTAAGATAAAAGTTGGAGACTTATTAAATGAGTATGCCGTGATGACAAGTATATCACATACTATTAGTACAGACGTACCATGGTCTATCGGAAATGCAGAACTAATGTTACCACAAGTACTTACTTTTAACCTAAGTT